TAATAACAAGTGGAAGCGGTGTCTCGCGGTCTGTATAACCGTGGACATAATCCACAAAAAGCAGGGGTAGGCGAAGCCGCTATAGTCAGGCCCCAATCTTTTAAAAGGAAAGGATATGCCATGAAAGTTAAGATTACCAAAGGCCCGATAAGGCACGACAAAGCTGTCTGCAAGGTCGGCGATATTTTGGAAATGGACGAGGTGGCCGGCAAGCGCTTGGTTGACTTGGGTGTCGCCGAACCTACCGAGGGCGACGTTACCGCGCCCACTACACAGCCGCCTACAGTAACGGCTACCGGAACGACGGGCGAAAACTCCGATACGTCGTTAGACGTTGATAAGATGACCCGCGACGAGTTGGCGCAAGAATTGTCCGTGCGCGGTGTACTTTTTAAGAAAACCGCCGACCGTGAGGTTTTAGCGGCGGCCTTAAAAGAAGCGATGGCGAAGCAGTGAGTAGTTTCAAAGAGCAAATTCGCGAGGACTTCGCCAAGGTGCTTTTAGACCCTGACGTATTCGGGCGGGTTTGCTCTTGGAACGGTACGCCGCTGACCATTGCGGAAGACGCCAATATTAATACGCTACAGTATCGGGCGCAGGGCATAAACGGGGAGATAAAAACAATATACTGTCGGGATGTTGATTTTAAAAAGGCCCCGAAAGCCACCGAACAAGTAACTCTTGACGGTGAAATATGGATCGTGGACAATGTAAAAAAGCCATTTGGACACTTAATTATTACATTGACGAGGGCAACATCATGATTAATCTATCTACGGAATTAGTTAATGATAAGACCGTCCAAAAGTTTGTCAGGGAATGCCCTGAACGCTTTACCGACGCCATGGAAACGGCTATGAACAAGGCCACACAAAGAATTAGGTATCTCGTGAAGAAAGAAACGCCTAATAAGTGGGGCATAAAAAAAGAGGAGATGAAAAATTTTCACCTAAAAAGGGCTATGCGCAGTCATGGAGAGCTTGTCGCAGCTGCAATATTACAAGGTCAAAACGTGGCGCTCTTTAAGTTTCAAAATGTGGCGCCGCGTGGCCCGATGACCGGTAAAACGACAGGCGGCGTATCGGTTATGTTTGCAGGACGAAATCTCTCGTTTCAGCAAGGTATATTCATAGCAAAAATGAAAAATCCTACTGGAGAAGATCATATTGGGATATACCGTCGCCTATGGGATGAACATACGATAAGACAAGGCAAGAGAGGCCCAATAAAGAGAGAGAAACTATCGGAATTAACAACGGTAGCTGCTACGGGGATGACTGCTTCGGAAAAGACCGGTATTCCCGACAAAATAGCGCCTATGATACAAGAGGAATTTGAAAATCAATTTATAAAAGAAGCCAAATCATGGCTTAGTGTATTGGGGGCCAAATGAAAGCGACATACTTTTTACTTGATGATATAGCGCAGGAGCTTGAAAAAAACTTCGCTGAAACTAAATTTGACACGGAATATGGTATTTCGGCGATACCTAATATATGGATCGGCCATGCTCCGCCAAAGAAGTCTATGCCGGCAGGGTCGGAAGAACCGGAAGATGGACGTGATGATGATAGCCCCCCATTCGTTCTTGTCCGGTATTTGGATGATGAATTTACTGACACGCGGGAGGGCGGTCAATCTATAGCGTCTACGGTAGGTATTCTATGCGGCACGTACAGCAGGGATAGCCTACAAGATATAAAAATGGGTTATAAAGACATTATGAACATGATGGATAGGGTCTTTTTGACCATAACAAAAAAAGATTATTGGGGCGATAATGGGAGAAAGATATGGGCACGTATAGGTTCTATTAAAAGAACAACCGGCTTACAAAAGGAAATAGGATCAATATATGAAGCCGGATTACACTACCACCCGTACTATGGAGCGGCTGTTATTGTGAAGTTCAAATGTGCGGCAATCATTAACACGACTATATAATCAACTAACACCTGACAAAAAGGAGAATGAACATGTCAGAAGAAAAAAACAAAGGGCAGCAGACACCGCCTCCGGCGCGTCCGGTGGATAAGCCTCCCAAAAAGCCTGAAAAGGTGATATATTTGGGGCCGACGTTGGTAGAAAACGACGGCGAATTTTTATTGCAGAAAGGCGCGATCTACATAAATGGATTACCGCCGCACGTTGCAAAACGAGTTGAGGCCGACCCCGATTTGGCAAGATTATTTGTTCCTGTCGGCAAAGCTCCGGCCATGATGAACAAGCTCTCCGACCCTGAATCGGAGCTTTCGCAGATAAGCAAGAACATCAAACATTCGTCGTTAAACCGTCGTAAAAAGAAAGTGAGGTAATATATGACTGTAGACTTTGGTATAGGCGTAAATGAAGTCCCTACATCACTTATACCGCCCGTAAATGTTGACGGATCGCTCCCTATGGCGTTTGGGTGCGCTCCCATACACCGTATAGCTGATCTCGACGCGAGGGATAAGGCTATGCCGGGCAATATCGTATTGTGCTATAGCGACGCCGAGGCAGGGCAAAAGCTCGGTATCATGGCGGCGCGTGACGACTTTGGGAAGTGGGGATTGAGCGAGGTGGCTTTCAGTTCGTTCACGCTCTACGGCAAAGCGCCGGTAATCTTCGCGAACGTCTTTGACCCGACCAAACACTATAAGACAAAGACCGACGAGGTTGTAACGTTCTCGTTGGACACGGCCACGCTAAGCGTCGGAGATATTCTCAACGCCATTACCCTCAAAGACGCGGAGAATACCGCCTACACCGAGGGCACGGATTACACCATCAACAAGATAACCGGCGTGATTACGGTCATTGAGGATAGCGCTCTTGAGGCCGCCATCACTGCCGGCAAAGTGTTCACCGCGTCATATCGGTACGCCGCGCCGGAACTTGTAACGGTAGACGATGTTATCGGCGGCTATGACGTGCTGACTACTATCACTACCGGGCTTGAGTTGGTTGAACAAGCGTTCCCACAGTTTAGGATGGTGCCGGGTATTTTGCTTGCGCCGAACTTCTCGCAAGATCCGACTGTAGCCATGATTATGGGGGCCAAATGTGAGGGTATCAACGCCGTCTTTAGTTGCGTTGCCTACGTCGATTTACCCACTGATACCATAAAACAGTATACGGATGTTCCCGGTTACAAGGCCAAAGTAGGGCTTACAGACAAAAACTTGTACCTATGCTGGCCGAAAGTACAAGTAGGTTCGCGGCAGATGAATTTGGCCACCCACGCCGCAGGAGTTACGGCGGTTGAAGATAGGCAGCAAAACGGTATTCCGTTTAGCTCGCCGTCGAACAAGCACCTGCAATGTCAGGCCGCCGTTCTCGCGGACGGTACGGAAATATCCCTGTCGATTCCGAAAGTGAACTTTTTGCGCGGGAACGGTATAGCGTCGGTCCTAAACTTCACTACCGGCAATACGCTGTGGGGAACGCATAGCGCAACCTTTCCCGGCAATACTGACCCCAAGGATTCGTACATATCGAGCCGCAGAATGTTGGCTTGGTATGGTAACCGCCTTGTACTGACGTGGTGGAACAAGGTAGACGACCCGAACAATAATAGGCTGATTCAGATTATTGCAAACAGCGAGCAAATGAGCCTGAACGCTTTAATGGCTATCGGTGCGCTTGCTCCAGGAAGTTCTATCTCGGCAAGGGCAGAGGATAATGACGTACTCTCCCTGATGGCCGGTAAACTCACGTTCCACGTAATGCTCGGTTTGGTATTACCTGCCGAGTTGATCCGGTTCGACTTGGAATTTGACCCGTACCTCTTACAGAATATCTTTTAATAAGGAGTGATTATGAGCAACAAAGTACCCGAAGTGTTGCAAAACTACAGTATGTTTTTAGACGGCGCTCGCCAAGTGGCCGTGGTAGATGTTACCATGCCGAACATACAAGCGGTTACGCAGACTATCCAAGGCGCTGGTATAAGTGGCGTTGCGGACGTTCCTGTTCAGGGCCATACGCAAGATATGGTCATGACGGTCAACTACCGCACGGCCACGATTGAAGCGCGAGCCTTGTTGACGCAGAAATACCACCACATTGAGTTGTGGGCCGGACTACAGCACCTCGACGCCGGAAGTGGTGAGTACGAAGTCGTCAAACACCGTGTCATCCTAAAGGCTATGCCCAAGGGTGATAACCTCGGTGTGATGAATCCGGGCGAATTGCAAGGTAAGTCGATGGAGTTTAACGTCGTCTATCTCAAGGAAACGATAGACGGAGAGGATGTCCGAGAGATCGACAAGTTTAATATGATCTATAAGGTCGGCGGCGAGGACTTGTTGAGCAAGCTTCGTTCTGCCATCGGTATATAATCAACCGGCCCCGTGCTATGCGGGGCCACTTTTACACTTTTTTTAAGGAGAGATGGCCATGGAAAGCAAAACGCAGGAGTTAGCGTTGGAGAGCAAAAAGCCCGACGCGGAAGCCGTAATAAAGGATTTAAGCGGCGAATCGTCGTTCAAGTACAAACTGTCGCGCAAGGTTAGCGTCGGCGGCAAGGAAACGGACGAAATATCCGTAAACTTTGACAATCTCACCGGCGCGGATATGGAAGCGGTGGCGGCCCTGCCCGGATCAAGCGCGGGGGACGCGAATATGAACGAGTTTTCCAAAACGTATCTGTTGAATCTTGTTTCTCGCGCTTCCGGCGTCAATATCAACGAGTTACGAATGTGTTCTATTACTGACTGTACTGTTTTGACCATGAGGGCGCAGGCTTTTTTGTTGAATGCGGTCTCAAAAGCCATATAGGAACGATGGAATTAATGGTCTGCCTCGCGAGGGTTGGCCATTCTTCTATTGATTTTTTTATGAGTATGCCTATAAACCGGCTAAGAGACTGGACGAACATAATATCAAATGTAGCCAAATCGGACGGAAATAATCATGGCTAATAAAAAGACTTTCGAGTTGGCCTTTGCTATAGGCGGGAAGTTAGACCCGTCATTTAAGGCCGCAAACAGCCAAGTCGCCGCCGACATAGCGAAGCTGTCGAAAAAGTCAGCTGAGGCTATGAAGTTTAATAAGCTGAATAAAGAATTTAACGCCGCTATGAAGAATTTCACCCATGCGGCGAGCAATATGGGGGCCGCGTGGAGTAACGTCGGGGCCTCCATTATGAATCCCCTGAAGCAAATAATAGCGTTGGGTGCGCTTGCCGGTGCTGCCGTCTACGGCCTTGCCACAAAGACCGCGCAGATGGGCGACGAGGCCGCCAAAAATTCACAAAAATTAGGTATTACTACCAAAGAATACGGTCAGCTGACCTACGCCGCCGAGCAATCCGGCCTTAAAGTCGATGAATTTGTAAGTAATATGAAGAAATTTAATGCGGAGAACATTAAAGCCGTAAGCAATGGCAAGTATTTTGTATCAGCCTACGGTAAAAAAATAATAAGCCTAAAGGATTCTACCGGGGCGCTGAAAAGTAACCGAGAATTACTTCTTGAAACTGCTGACGCTCTGTCAAAAATGAAGAATCATGCCGACAAATCAAAGTTAGCTATGGTAATGTTTGGCAAATCCGGTGTCGATATGCTTCCCTTTCTCGAACAAGGGCGGGGAGCTATTGAGGCTCTCGGCGTAGAAGCCGACAAATTAGGGGTAACTTTCTCCGAGGAGACGGCGGGTAACTCCGTTGCGTTTATGGATAGCCTGACGCGGTTGAAATCGGCGTTCAAAGGGCTGTTTATTGAGATCGGTAGTCAATTTCATCCGGTATTGACGAAACTAAACGATAAAATTAAAGATTGGATTGTCGCGAACCGTGAACTTATAGGCCAAAAAGTAAAGGAATTTGTTCAAGATGTGGTGAAGTGGATAAAAGATAACCGTGAGGGTATCATCGGGCTTAAAGATTCCGTTGTGGAGTTTATCCACCAAGTAGGGGTATGGATAGAAAAGAACGGGGGGCTTATAGAGGTGCTTAAAAAGGTAGGCAAGGCGTTTCTTATGCTTAAAGCCATAGGAATAGTATTCTCTATCATGAGCGCGGTTACTGCAACTGCAACATTTATATTATCAATAGTTAAGTTAGCAGGGGCTATAAAAGGATGTGCGGCAGCTATGGCGATATTTAAAGCCGTAGGCGCGGCAATATCCGCAGTTATGGGAGCTATAACGTTGCCAGTAATTGCCGTTGTCGCGGCGGTGGCCTCGCTTGGAGTGGCCGCCTATATGTTGATAAAAAATTGGGACGGCGTTGTCTACTTTTTCAAAAATTTGACTACTACCATACCCATATTCTTCAATGACTTGGTGGATGACATAAAGGGTATTTTCGGGCATTTGCCGGGATGGTTGCAGGGCATAATGGCCCCGATAAAGAATATTGTACTTGGCCCAATACAAGCTATACAAGCGCTTATTTCGGGCGATATAAGAGGCTTTTTTACAAGTCTCGGAAAGACTATATTAAGCTATATATACACTATACCGTTGATGATTGTCGGAGCGGGGAACGAGATCGTAAAGGCGATATTCGGCATTGATATAATCGGCGCGGTTAAGGCGTGGATTTCTCCTGCCGTTGACGCGGTATGGGGCGCTCTTGATTCCGGTATTGACGCCATAGCGAGTTACCTTGTAAATAAATTTGATGTGATTAAAAAGGCATTTGGGAGCGGCTTTTTAAACGGTATGTCAGCGATTGCAGACAGCATTGGGGCTATGGCCAACGATGTTATAATGAGCATTATACGTATGGGTAACAACGTGGTAAAGGCCATATTCGGCGTAGATTTAATCGGCGTGGGTAAAAAATGGATTGGTGGTTTTGTAAAAGGATTATCCGGCGCTTATTCTGCCGTTAAAAGTGCTTTCGGTAAATCGGTATCAGTGGTAAAGGGAATCACGAACGAGGTATCAAGTACCTTTTTATCTATAGTTGATAAGGTCAGAAGCGTAGACATCGTAGGTACGGTTTCGGCGTGGCTGGCGCCGGTGGCCGACACCGTGGCCGGTGTATTCAACACTGTAAAAGGCGTATTCACTGGGGCCGTAGACTTCGTTAAAGGGTTCTTCATGGGCGATCTCATGGGGATAAAAGAGGCTTTTTCGGGGGGATTCCTCAATGGGGTGAGGGAGATATTTACAAGGCTGACTACACTGATTCCGCGCCTTTTAAACGACGCGATAAAAGCCATTGCCGGCATAGACATTTTGAAAACCGGCAAAGATTGGATTCAAAAGTTTATCGACGGTGTACTATCGGTGCTGAAAAACGCCGCTGGCGCGGTAAGGGACGCCGTCAAAGGATTATTACCGGAGAGCGTGATAAACGTGGCCGGAGGGGTGGTTAAGACCATAGGCGGGGCCGCCAAAGCGGTAGGAAGCAAAATACCCGGATTCAGCAACGGCGGTATAGCGACAAAGCCGTCTATCGTGGCCGAGGACGGGCGGCCTGAAATGGTCATACCGCTGACAAAGCCCAAACGCGCCGCAGAATTGATAAAACAAATAAACGACATCGCGCCGGTTATGCCGCCCAAGGAGGCCTCCAAGCCCGTACAGACGGTCAAGGACATGGCGGCGCGGATCGGGGAATCCAAGCCCGTGCAAGCGGTCAAGGACGTGGCGGCGCGTATCGGGGAATCCAAGCCCGTACAAGCGGTCAAGGACGTGGCG